GTCCTAATTTTTCATCATACCCCGCTGGCACATTATCTGGTTCGTCATAATATCTACCTTTACCATATAATGAAGCTAAATCATGTGGGGTACCATATGATTGTCCTGTTTCTTGTGGATCGTTTCCTTCAGATTCAATTTGAGTGTTACGGAATGCACGTTTAGCATCTTCATTAACCAAATCTCTAAATTCAGTATATTCATCTTCACTAAAGTGGAAGATATGATCATAAACAAAGTCAGAAGGGAATAATTTAGACTCCATCATTTGAGTAGCTAATTCCATCTTTTCTTTCATTAATACTACTCTTTCTTGGTCATAGATAATTGAAGGAGTAGTTAAATTAAGTTCGAAATTAACTAAATCATCACCATCATACCCTTGTGTGTAAAGGTGTACAACCGCAATTTTATATAATTCTGAGAGGATGATTCGTTGAATGCGTTCTACTGTACGAGCGAATCTAATGTCCATAGAAGCTAGTGTTGCTTTACCTTCTACATCTTCAGCATATCCTAAAAATGCTTTTGGAACTTTTAATGCTGCAAATAATTTATCTCTTAAGTATTCAACATCTGTTATACCATCATATTGTAAACCAGGTGTTGTATCTATTTTAGTTGATGTATCATTACCTCTCATAGGGATATAAAAATCCTCTAAAAGGTTTTGCATGTTATACTTTAAGTTGTAATCTCCAGTTTGTTGATCAACATAAGGAGTACGCTTCATTTTTGAGATAGTCTTTTGCATAAAGTTTTCTATCTCAGCAGGTGGAATATTACCTACATTTATATAAAAAATACGCTTTTCGGGAGCACGTACAATTCTGTGTACCAACATAGCATCTTCCATCAACACGTATTGTTTGAATAATTTACGTGCTGGTTCTATATAGCTTCTGCCGTATGGAAGGTAATTTACATCTGATAGAAGTCTAAAGTGTGCGATTTCGTAATTATCAAAATAGATAGCTCTACTATTTGTATTACCTCCGGCACTTTGTAATCCTCCAAAGTAACCGCCATATTCTCCACCCCCACTTAATCCATCAGGATCAAATTTGAATTTAACTTCTACATCGTGGTTATTAGATTCACTAAGTTTTTCCTCTCTAACAATATTATATGCTGTATAAGGGATTACGTTATAAACTCCAAACTGATCAGCAATTTCAAGTTTTAAGAAGAAATCACCATACTTACACATTTGACGAATCCACATCCACAAATTAAATTCTACATTTAAAACATCATAAAAGAGGTTATATAAAATTTTCTGTAAATTTTCGTCTGGGGATTTGATTTGGAGAACCTCACCCATAGCATTTTTAAGGGTAGATTCATCTGCTAATATATCTAAAGAAGAAGCAATGATAGCATCAGTATCCATTGCTTCATAATCAGAATAAAGTTGAGTTCTTAAAGTTTGATAATTTAATGCTGGGTTGTAAACAGGCATTTGGTTGGTAGTATATAGACGATTAAATCTATCTACCATTGAATTAGTTTCAACTTGCCCTGTTTGTTGGTAATTACTAAAGTCTAATACTTTAAGCTTGTTACCACCAACATTACGAATTAATACATCCGTAGAAAATAATCTTTTTAGTCTTGTAAATACGCTAGTATCAGCCATAGTATATTAATATATGAATAAATATTACAGAAGCCAACTAAAGTCCTCAGTTCCTCCTTTTCCATTATCCATATGGTAGGGGTTATCCTGTCCTGTAGAAAAATAAGCTCCTTGATAATTAGTTGTTGTTTTATGGAAAGAGCCTAAAGCTGCTTTTGTAACATCTACTCCGTGTTGTCTAAATTTAAGTGCGGTATCTCGTACATACAAGCCGATACCAAAGCTCATTATTAAATCATCATTATAACCAGTTTGAGCTTCTGCTCTCCCATACTTCCAAATAAACGTTTTCATTTCTTCAACTAAACGTTTTGATTGTATGGTAACTCCTTTGTCAGCAACATATTCTTGAAATTTACCTATAACCATTGGACGGGTTCGAGTTGACATAGTAAACCCAGCAGTCATATTAGAACTATTTTCATAGTTTTGTAGGTATGAATCTACACTTACTGCATCTGATTTAGGTGAATAGTACAAATTAGGATACTGACGTTCAATTATGGTTTGAATAGTACTCCATCCTATGTTAGCATTTTCTACTATTAATAAAGCATTATTGTATTCTGTAGCTATTGCTGTAAGTATATTACCAAAGTCTTTAGTTGATACTTGCCCTTTGTATTCACCTACTTGAGTAGCATTTACTAAATCAAAAATATGAAATGCAGAATAATCTTTTCCATCTCCCCTAGCTACGTCAGCTGAAATTATGTATTGTCTGGAGTAGTCAGCGGGTTCCCAAATCCATAAATTTTGGTCTACCCCACGTCTTTCAAGTGGTTCTCTGACTGTAGATTTTTCTATATACTCGATATATTCTGGGTAGAATACAATATCACCAGAAGTACTAAAATCACAATCACATTCTTGTGCTGCCATTCTAGGATCTCCTAGTAATTCATCTTGCCTATCTCTCCATGCTTGATCTCGTTCAGGGTGAACAAACCAAGGTAATTTAATAGGTAAAAATTCATTTTCTTTAGCTTCAGCCCTAACCCACGTTTGGTGGAACCAGTTACCAGTACCATAAGGGGTAGATAATGCTATACACCCACCACCAGTAGCAAGTGTTTGTTGGGCTGAAGCCCATATCTCACCAATATTTTCAATAAACGCCGCCTCATCAATTAGTAGAAGGGAAACTGCTTCGGATCTACCTGCATCACTTGATGCTGAAGTTGCTTTGATTTGAGAACCGTTTGCTAATCGAAGTGTTAGTTTGTTGTTTTCTTCATAATCTATTTTAAGCCACGAGGGTAAATTTTCATACATAAATTTAACCTTTGTAACCATGTTTTTAGCAGTTTCCTGCTTAGTAGCTATACAAAGAATATTCTTATCTTTATGAAAAATCATCATCCATAAAGAATATCCTGCTGATAGAGTAGATATACCTAACTGGCGGGATTTCAGGATAATTGAATAAGGATTATCTTGAAATAAATTTAAAACTTTTTCTTGGAAAGGATATAAATGAAAATTGATTCGTCCCCTTTGTGGGTGCTGGATCATGCAGTATTTTTTCATAAAGTGTACTGGATCTTGGGCACACTTTAAATATTCTTGCCTTATTATTTGTTTTAAATCACTCACTTTTTAGTATAACAGGAAGCACAGCCGTTAAAATAGTAGTTAAAAATGTAAGATTACGGGTATTCCTTAACTTAGTAATTTTTTCTTCTTTGTTTGTAACTTCTACCTGTAAAGCAGAAGTTTGATTAAGAATTTCTTTATTTGCCTTAAATAAAGAGTCGGTAGTAAGTTTATATTCTTCTAGTAAAATTTGGTTTAAAGATATAGTAGAGTTTAGATCATTAATTTCTACTTTTAATGAATCCCTTTCTTGTTTACAAAAATCATACAAAGTAAGCTCACCAGCAATTTGACGAGCATAACTTGTAGGAATACTAATTAAAGAATCAGTATCCGTAACGGTTTGAGAAAAAAGTGGTAAGCTCATTGTGAGACATACCATTAATTTTAGATACTTTATCATTATAATCCTTTTTTAGTCTATTTAACTCTTTAGTTCTAGTTGAAATAGCAAAATTTAAACTGTCTATTTCATTTTGGGTTGAATTTACTAATAATTCTAATTCTTCTTTTGAAGATTCTAAATTTAAAAGTTTAGTAGAATATTTAGATTTTTCTTGATCAAGTAAATCATTAAATTTTTGTTCAGCTTCTATTTTAGCTTTATTTACAAAATCATTTACTATATACCAAACTACCCCTCCTCCTATTAATATTCCTAATAAAAAAATTAACCCATATATGGTAAGTTGAAATTTCATCTATTAATAAATATTAACGTTTGATAATTTTTAAAATTTGCGCAATGCGCTCATCAGTCGATCCCTTAATAGTATAAAAGATAGGACGACATTCAAACAATAATTTTTGAATTTCTTCATCAATTTCTTTTCTATATTCAGCATTTGTTTCTCTAACACCATTATCCTCTATACCTAATCCCTCTGGTGAGATATAAAATATAAAGTCATATTGTTTTATGAATCGTTTAGCATATTCCTTAAACGCATCACCATCTAAATAACTTACTCTTTTAGCACAATTAGTAAATGCCATAACATCAATAATTGTTCTATCAGTAATAAGATTTTTTTGCATTAATTCAGTAACACGTTCTGCAAGGAAT